GTCAATATTCAATACTTTGTCACCAACTTTTACATTGTTGGCCTCAAACCACCCACGGTTTACTTCTAATGCGTAGAGAACGTTTGCATCGGAGGTGATTGAGGATTCGTTTAATGGTTCTAATTCTTTAATAGTTTCGATTATACCATGCTCATTGATAAAAGCAATATCAAGAGGAATGGTGGTGTTCTTCATGTGGAATGCTTTTTCTCCTGATTCGTTAAATACGAAAAGCATACCACAGTCATCGCCTAGACTTTCCCTGAACATCAAACCTGCATTAAATGCATCCAACGAAGATGGAACTTCGATATGAAGAGGTAGATTTACAAATTCTTCTTTCATTTTCTTCTTGGGGTCGGTTGATACGTAGGTTGGTTTTGCAGCACCAGACTTTTGTGGTTGTCCGGGATCTGCAGCTCTCTTTCTTCTTGCAGCACTGTCACGTTCTTTATCACTCATGCTTCTTCTCTTTGAAGAGGAGACGCACTTAGGAGTTGATTTTTGTCCTGGTTGACGAGCACATGGTTTCCCATCATACTTACCGCCTACTTGAACCCAACCCTTTACTTTACGACCAGACTTGGTAGTTCCACTGGACTTACCAAACCAGTCACGAAGACCTTCCTCATCAATAGAGGCACCGTTCTCCTTACGGAGCATACCTTTAGGATCTACCATGAAACCCTTAGGAATTGGTTTGCAAACTTTATCTGTATAGCAGTAATAAGATCCTGCTTTACATCTTCCGTTCTGCTTTTCCTCATTCATTTTTTTAGTCTTCTTCTTCATAGTGTTGATGTATTTTCTAAAGACTGCTGCTTCAGAAGTTTTACCCATTTCTCTTGCCCTTTGTTCCATAGCAACGGCTGCCTGGATTTTATGAGCATGAGAACGACTTGAATTACGGATCTTTGTTACCGATGCTTTCGCAGTGGCAACATCCTTAAACCCAAGACCATGAATAGTACCTTTTGGATTTTCATCCGTATAAAGGTCAGAGTGTTTTTTAGAATTTGCTGGTTGACCAGGTTTTCTAGGGATACGAGGATTGTTTTCCTCGTCAACTTTCTTCTTTTTGCCTTGACAATGAGCTCTCTGAGAGAACCCTTTTGGGTTATCACAGTTGATTGACTTTTTGTATTTGTCAGACCAACCCGCCATAAGAATAAAGAAAGTCTCTTATTATTTAGCAATCTTTATAAGTTTTAGCGATTTCTCCACCAACTTCAGCACCAGTGTCTTGACCAAGCATCACTGCCCACCCAGCCATCAACCAACCAATATAGGGAATACTGGTAAACATGGGAGCAACTCCAGTAGCCACACTAGCACCTACCATTCTTCCGGTTGACTCTCCAGCGCCCTCCGCTTTGATGCATTCTAGATTTTCGGCACTCAACTTTCCCATAGCACCACCCTGCAGGTGTCTACCGCCGTCCATTGTATACTCTTCTTCAGTTATCACATCAGATCTTCCACCAATTCCAAAGAAACCGTTATCTTTGTCAACATATCTGCGAACACCCATGACCTTCGGATCATTGGAGTTATATTGAATTCTATATCCTTCTTTTCCTGCTTCTACAGTATATGAGGTGTAATCTCCAACAGGAAGATTAATTACTGGAAGTTGTGTTCTATTAAAAAGATGACCCAATATTCCAATATGGGCGAATCCAAATAATGCTCCTATACTTAATGCAGCCCATTTGAATTTCATCACTCTTTACCAATACAACATAATTATATAGAATTTTATACCTTTGTTAATGTTTTAGATATCTTAAATACCGTAGAAGAACTAAATGCAGGAGTAGCTCTTACTCGTACATTTCCAGAATTTATATCAGCATCAAATGTTGCAAGAGCATCTCCAGTTTTAATTGTTCCAAATTCTGATAGGTAAACATCAGTTCCATCATGTAGCACATTTAGCGTTGTTACATGATACAAAGATCCTCTGGTTATCTGTACTTGATACTGTGCAGACCTAAAGACAGATGCATCAAAGGTATCAATATTAGATTCATCTGTTGTTGTGGTTGTTGCTGTGGCAGCATCTAGTTTTATTATTGTGGTTATACTTCCAGCACCAATTTCTAAACCACTTCTAGCAGTAGCAATACCAATAGAGTCTACATGAGTGACATCATCATAAGTTACCGTGCCACCAACGCTTAGATTGCCTGTGAGAGTAAGATTAACTCCAGTCGCATCGTCTGCTAATTCTGATGCGGATCCACTGCCAGAAATCGCTGTACTAGCAATACCAACCCACTCTGTTCCATTGTAGATCAGTAGTTGATTAGTGCCTGTACTTTCATCAAAACTTACGTCTCCAAGATCTTTGATGAATCCAGCACCACCGCCACCGATAGATGACAGTTGAACTTGGATTCTATTGATAAACAGTCTATAGTGATCCTGAAGTTGTTTCAGAGTCACATAGTTTTGATCCAAAGATGTGAGAGGATCTTTGGTTTTAGTATCAGGACTTCCTGGAGTAATAGGAGTGTCTTCAGTCAGGAGTGCCTTTTCACTGAATTTAGAAAGAACATCTTCAATGTGATTGACCTTTTCAATGAGAGCCTTATTCTTCTCTTCAATAGAATCAATATGAAGTTTACTAATTACATCTTGAACTTCTTCCTTGATATTTTCAATGTGTTCATTCTGTTTCTTGATATGAACTTCATTGGTGTTTAAGTTGACTTCAAGACCTTTGATCTGCTCAACTAATTCTTCTTCAAACTTATATACTTCTTTCTTTAATCTTTCGTGATATGCAGAAGTGCTGATGTCAAGATTTTCTTGAAGTTCTAAAACATCTTGAACTGTAGTTTCTTCAATCCTTTCAAGTTTTTTTGCAAAACTTTCTAATTGACCAGAGAATCCTTTTAGTTTTTTATCTTCAATTACTTCTCTTTTCTTTGAATCCCTACACAATCTCGCATAAGATTCAAAGATTTCTTCAGTTTGATTCTTTGATTCTTGAATGGTTGTTTGAACTTTTTCTAAAAGAGAATCAATATCAGTTTCTTTGATATTGTTGACTTTATAGAGATTTTCAATTTGCTCCGTTAGACCACCGACTTTTTCGAGAACAGATTTTTCTAATTCTTTAACTTCCTCTTCTGACTTTAACTTAGATTCCACCAGCATTTTGCTGTACTTTGGAATCTCTGTTTCAGTAAATTCTTTAACGGTAGTATTTAATTCCTCTAACCGTTCATGATATGTCTGGTTGATAAAATTAATTTTTTCGTCAAAGATACTCTGAGCTTCATCAAGTTTTTCTTCAGTTCTTAACTCAGTTTCAGCAAAAAACTTTTTATATTCTGGTAGATCCTCATTAAGAAGATCTACCACGACTCCTGCAATATCACCAACTTCCTCTCTTATTGTAGACAGACTATCTTCATTAATAGCCTCTACATTTTTTACAATCTCTTTTAATTCTTCATTAACATCAGAATTAAATTCCTCTAAAGAAGATTCTACTTCAGATTTTAAATTTAAAAATCTATTATCAATTCGGACTTCCGATTCTGAAATTAAGTTTTTATATTTTGGTACGTCAATATCTAAAAACGAATTGACCATTTCAGAAAGACCTGAAAAGTCCTCACTAATTTTATTAACAATATTTTCATTTACACCAGAGATCTTATTCTCAATTTTTTCAATTGCTTCCTCTACGAAGAAAAGATGTGCCATCATGGCATCATCCAACTCTTCTTTTTTGATTAGAGTTTGAATTTCTTTTTTTACATCACCAATCTCATTAGAAATAGTTTCAACTTTTTCAACATTTTCTTTAAAACTTTCAAATGTTGAAGAAAAATCCGTCAGAGATTGAATATGATTCAGATTACTTTTGAAAGCACTAAAAGCCTCAGAAATTTTCTCAATTTTTTCTGGTTTTGAAGAATGTAATTCTTCCTTAACAGAATCTAGAGAACTTTCTTTTTCAACTTTAAAAAAATCGGAAGGCTTCTTTAATGCCACTTAATATTACCTCAGCTTTAGTTATATTTATTTTTTATCTGTATCTTCATTCTGAGATTTCAGAAATTTTGATAGATCTGAAGTAGATCCAACAAAAAGAGCATTTGTTACATTCGTAGGACCTTTCTTAGATTCTTCATTGACATCCTTCAGTTTTTTCTGAAGGTCCAATAATTTATCGGTTGCATCAGCAACGTTTTTGATTAATTGTCCAGCAACCTCATATGCTCTAGGCATTTCACTTTCTTGAGCCAATTCAAGAATACCATTGATTGCCTCTTGACCTTTTTCAATTATAGAATAAAGATTACCCCTTGTATACTCATAATCTTTGTCTACATCACTTTTTTGTCTTTCTAATTTTTTAGCAACTTCGATTGACTCTTTTTCTGCAGAGACAATTTCTGTCTCTACGTTAAATGCATCATCTAAACCATCATATTTTTTAGTCATTTTCATTCGTATGTACCACTAAATCCGAAGTCATCTCCAAATTCTACGAGATCACTATCTTCTGTACCGGTATAGTCAATACCCTTAATTTCTGCACCTCTGAGGTGTGAGATGACAGTTGTTCCATCTTTACCCCTTTCGACGGTAATTTTGTTACCAGATATCTTGGTAACAAACATTTCTTCTCCACCAATCTCAACATATTTTTTAAGTGTGATTGCAGATCCACTGTCAACATTAAATGATGTTGTGCTCGTTTCGATATCCTCTGCAAGATTAGTGACAACATCTCCAGTGTAATCTTTAATTGCTCTGGGAGTAGGTCTGTAGGTAACATCTCTAGTAGTGCTCCTGCTATCTCCAGAGAGATAACGAACAGAAGCAGATTTGATGATATCTGATGTAGCAGAAGAAACAGGGCCAAACAGATATGTTTTTGCAGTAAACCTTAACGTATACAAGAGAACTCTACGAGTTTTGTAGTCTCCTTCATAGTCATCTTGCATTGTGATGTTTTCTAACACCACAGGAATATCTCTCTTTTCAGTAATAGATCCAACCAAATTTACTGTAAGGTTATATGCTGGTTGGAAGTAAGGTAAAATTTGTTCTACAATCTGAAGAGCATCATCATTTAATTTAGTCATGATGCTCAATTCAAATTGCATATTGTAAGGGACTGGCATATATGCTTTTTTAACACCAGTATCATTATCAGGATCTTTAACAGTAAATTGCTGTGTTGTAGTTACCTTTCTGGTTTGGTCATAAGTCAAACCAGTAAACTCAAATGACATACGAGGCAATGACATTGCCGTCGATTTATTCAAGTCAGGAGACTGCTCAAGTCTTGCTAAAAACTTTTGAATAGGACCATAAGCTAACGGAACTTTGATAATACTTGTAGTATTATCTGAAGAGTCAGTGTGCTTAATTTCAAGATCATTAAAAAGAGTACCAAAAGAAATAATGGTTCTCCTCAAGATCTCGTTATAAAAATACTCAAACATTTTTAGATTCTTGTTACACTATATTTATGGAGTGCCAAAAGGATTGGCTTCACTAAAGTCTAAAATCTCATCTGCTTCAGTTTCAAACCCATCATTATCCTCATATCCAGTCTCTCCAGGACCATCGTCAATCACTCTAATAATACTAGTTGCACTAGAGGAAGATCCTGTGATAGTCTCTCCTCTCAGGAATATTCCATCAACATCATAGACATCCAGCTCAACAGTCTCTGCATTCCATTTTCTAACCTTGGCGGTTGCCCCAGAAGTTCCACCAGTGATAGTTTCGTTGAATGAGAAGTTTCCAGAAGAGGAACTTCCTGGAACTGCAACAGAAATTGTTGGTGGTTCTGTATAACCAGCACCTGCATTTGTTATGTAAATCGCTGAAATAGTTCCTGCTGCGCTCACAATCGCTGTTGCAGCAGCAGATACTGTAGATAGACCAGTAAAGGTGATTGTGGGTGCTGTAGTGTATCCTGAACCACCTCCAGTAACTGTAACAATACCGATAGCACCATGATTAGTAATTACTGAGGTTCCAGCAGCACCAGTTCCTTTTCCATCAGTATTATTCGTGAAGAACTGAACCTTAGGTGCAACTGTATATCCAGATCCTGGATTTACAAGCGGAGCACTTTGTACAACGAGTTGATTACTATTTGGTTGTGCAGACCCTGTGCAAACGACAATATTACCAAGCATGAATGCCGATGCGATACCAGTTACTCCACCAGCTGGTGCAGAGGATATTGCAACTCTAGGTCTAGCAAGATAACCAGAACCTCTATTTGTAATATCAATGAATCTGACTGCACCATCCACAACAGTAGTTACTGCAGTTGCGGATGTTGCAGTTCCAACCAATGTAAATTTCTGAAGACCAACACCCTGGAAGATGATGTCTCCATCTGCACCTTCAATTCCTTCAAGAGTATCATCAATTTCATCAACACCAGTATCGATGACTTCATCTTCAATGCGGAAGAGTTCACATCTTAATTCATAGACATAATTTTTTTGTAACTGATAGAAAGGTCTTTCATGTTCAACGTATTTAATTTCAAATAAGCGATCTCCTAGTGGGAAGTAAATTAAATCTCCCTCTTTTGGTCGAGTAGAAAGTTTTACATTAGACTCATTTTTCATCAAAGGAGAGATATAGTTTTCAAATCTCTCCTTTGAAATGATTAAGGTAATTTCGTTTGTTTGCTGTATTCCAAATTTTGAAAGTAATGTTGGATTATCTCCATATCCATCAAAAGATTCAACATAGGCTTCAATCGGATATGCGTCATCAAATTTAGATTCAACAACCTCTCTCATGAGAGTTTTTTCAGTCATGTATTTGCGAGGCATGTAGTGAACCTCTACGCCATACATTCTGAGTTGTTCATTAATTAAGTCTTGTACAAGACTTTGCTCACCTGATGAACCTTGTTGAAAAAATGGATTTAACATAATCCTTACCCGATCATATCAAGAGGTGGAAGTTCATATGTGTTAGACATTTGCTCTCTGATGATTTCAAGGTCTCTCATACCATCATCATAAATTTGTCTTCCATTTAACTCAGTGCCACCTGGGAGTTTTACACCTTGGAATTTGATCAAGTTTTGGCCCCACTGTCTTTTAATGAGAGCGGTTAGATATCTTTTTAAGAATGAATCGTTATAGACTCTTGAATAATCTGAGGGATCAATAGTTCTATAACAGTCGAGAATGAGATATTCATCTTTCTTGACACTACCCCAATCGATATCCAAATATAACCTATCTTGTCTTTGATTAAATCTAATTCGTTTCTCCGTATTTAATGCAAAGTCGAGATCTTCTAAGTATCTCTTGGTCATCGCATAACTCAAGATTTCTGTAGATCCTAAACCATAAATGTCATTTAAGAATAATTGATACTTAACACTAAACATATTGTTTGTTGTAGTGTTTGATCCATCAAAACGGAAAATCTTATTTACACCAATAACCGCTGGAGGGATCTTGAGATAGTTATTATTCTCTGTAAAACTAAATTGAGTCGTTACACCAACACTTTCCGTAACCGTGGTGGTAGTAATTCCACTAACTCCTGCTGTTCCAGGACCTTTTCCTCTGTTTATATCATCTTCTGTAATTTTGTAGTGTAAAAATGTTTGAATTACACCATCAAAATGTCTCTCATGAAAATACTGAATAGCATCATCTACCAGATCTTCAATCTGTTCATCAGCAACATTAATTTCTAATACTGGAGCCCCAAGTTGTCTCTTACAGTAGGTAATGAGTTCTTGTCGGGTAGATGGTTGTGCCATTTACAATATATTACCTTTTTTATATTTATAGTGCCGTTATTGATGACACTCCTGGACGTACAAGAATATTACCATTAACCAACGTGTAGAATGTATTACCAGAACTGACAATCACATCATATACATATCGACCTTCATTCAAAAGTTTAGTTTGTGTTCCACCAAGCGAAATACGAACTTTACCATCAGCAGCACTTGTAAATCCAACAGCAAAAGTTGCTGCAGGAAAAGCAGTAGACCCGATAGACACGCTCTTGGTCATTTGAGATGAACCAGAGTATCCTTCAAGACTAAAAGCAGTATTAGATGTGCCTACAACCTCAAAGTTTCCTTCAAAGTTTGCTCCACCAAGAATGTTAAAATTAGCTGCAGGTGCTGCACTAGCATCTGGATCGAAAGTTATCTTCTTAGTTGTCATCTGACGGTATTCCTATGACTTGCATTGTCTCTTGTTGTTTATAATATAATTTGATAAAAGATTTGGCGACGTTTCTAAGTTCTTCACGATCATCACAATTATCTATCTCGGATGCAAGTTTCTGATATGCAAAACTTTTTGATAGATTTTTGAGTTCAATAGTATCAGGATCCATTTGCTAAACTCCTTAAAAGTAGTTTGATTTCATCTAAATCATCCTTCATACTAGCAAGATCACTCTCAAGTTGTTGTATCTTTTGTTTCTCTTCACCCTGAGTGTTACGTCGGGAAATATATTCATTATATTGTGACTTGCTAGTATTAATGATGCAGTTTGTCTTTGAATCTCTAACTAAGTGGGTTTGGCCCTCAACTTTGTGTTTCATATTATGCAGTGGTAATCACTCTCAGATCTCTCATTCTAGGTGGATAAGTTTGATTAGAACTTGTCAGTAGAACTTTAACTCTGAATGATTTGAATGATGGAAGATCATTAGCAGTGAAAGTGTACTCTCTGAAATCAAGATCTTGCGATTCAAAACCAGAGACATCAGAAACTGTGTTGTATGTATCTGATTTACCACTACTCTTATCGGGAGAAATTATTTCTCCTCTTTCATTTAAGTTATCATAACCTGGGAAAGGAACAAACACTGGTTCAAAGTTGGAACTTTCACTGATCGCATAGAAGACTCTAATGTCAGCATAGTCGTTAATGTGAGAATCAACAATAACCTTGATTGAAGTCGCTGGATTTTCTAAAGTATTTTCCTTAGAAATATACTGACATGCTGTTGGATCATCATTCAAACTATTTACCCTATTATCAGTAAGATAATTAGAGATTGGTGCATTAACTCTGTTGGATGTAAGAATGGCACTCATTCTCTGAGAATCGATGACAGGAGACAGAGCATCATCATCAGTTCTCAAATTGAGACTAATTCTTAGTGATCTGTTACCTGGAAGAACATCAACAGTTGAATTATTATCCTCATTTACACGAGATGCAATAATTCTTGGGGAGTTGAGATAGTTGCTATTGTTTAAAGCAATTCCCTCAGTTTCCTGAACAACGAATGGTAGATCGGTTCCAGTTCCAGAACCATCATTAATGCTAGTTCCAGAGATAGTTGTCATCTCAGCACTCAGAGAAGTTCCTGGTAAAGTCAGATTTTGAATCTGAGGAGTGATGATCTCAAAAGGCATATTTTGTGTAGCCTTGACGTTAGATCCACCAGTCGATTTTGTCTGGTTAAAGTAGAGAATTGGGAAACTCTCTCCAGTTGATCTACCAACACCATTGATGCCCATATCGACTTTTACATTATAAGAATCAAGAGTCAAAGGATTAGACACGGTGACATTATCCAGTTCATGAGTAGTGTTGATTCTTCTTAGAGAAACACCACCTAACTCATACTTGTAGACTAATGTTCCAGCAGGATAATCTTTAGACAGTGTACTATCAACTTGTCTTGTTATTCCTCCAATTGTGTTAGATGAGGTCTCTGTGTAAGAGATAATCTCATCACCAATCAACAGATAACCAGCATTGGTTGTTCCAACGCCAACATTTTCAAAGGTTCCAAATTCTGATTCGTCAGATACTGAGATATCGGCCGTAGAACTTGAATTATATGCTGAAGAGAGTTTTGTTGGTTTGATATCAGAAAGAACATCAGAGATGATAACTCTATTTTGTTCATGATGCATACCATGATTCTTATGATCAACCACAACATGGCGACCATCAGTTACAGTATCGACAGAAGAAATCAGTACGTTTGCACCGTTTCCATTCAGAGTGGTTCCAATTCCAACACTATTAGTAAACATGACGGTGTTACCAGCACCAGTTACAAAGTCTCCCTGAACATTATCAAGAATCAACTGATTAGTTGAACCAAGAGATACGACCGAGAATTGTGCATTTAAACCTGCATTGAGATTACCAATTCCATTTGGAAGAGTAAGGACATCACCAACGGTATAACCCGATCCACCAGCATTAACAGTTGCTGCAACAGCAACACCATTTGCAACATGAATGTTTGCAGTAAGATCAGCACCAGTTCCAGTGATGCTGCTCAGAGCAACACCAATGTAACCAAGACTTCCGCTAGATGGTGTAAGACCAATACCTTGGTTGACAACACTCATGGCTCCCGTTGCGGATCCGGCACTACCAACATAGTTACCAGTTGCATTAGAAGAACCATCTTGATATACAGTGTTTCCAAGTTCTAACTGGTTGCCAGTGAACAGTAGACCTGTATTCAATCCAACTCTAATTCTCTTAGAACTGAGATTGATTGGGTCTGGCATCAATG